GAGTTTCATCTTAATCGGTGAGATTCTCTTGTTCGGGTGGCATTGTCGTGTTATTGTGTGGTGGTGGGCCAGATACCTGTGGAAGATCTGGAAAGTCACCATGTTCCGCTTAGAGCGCCTGGCGCCGCACAAGAGAGATGCCGCGGGCCTTTCGCTCCAAGTTTGGCGGATGCGCGATACTCAAAGCTACCAATTTCACCACGCTTGGTTCGAAGCAGATGAGAACGAGTATCAACCCGTTGATCAGCGTCCCGCACGCGAACAATCAACGGAGAAACTATCGAAGAGCTACATCATGACGTGTTATCACACAACGCAGCACTTCAACATTGGGGACACAGAATCGGTCCCAGATCTGCAGGAGTTCAAGTTCGACGCACGCGTCTTGATGGAGAACTTCCGAGGTTGCAAGGGAGACGACCTCATAAACATGCTGGATAATGTCCAGAAAGCAGTTGAGCGCCAACAATCTGTCGATCGTGATCCACTAAAAAGCAGAAGCATCGACACAGTCACCGTAGTAAGCTACCTCAACTGCGCCGCACTATCGCAGCAGCTCGATACGGTGTGGCGTTTAAACGAAAGGCGGGAGTACGCGTGCCACTACTTATCCGCGGGTTCGAATGTGGGCACTATCGGGTAGAGATGAACAATCCAGACCCGCTGCTCATTCTCAAAATTAAAGACCGGCGTAAAGTAAAATTTTGTTGCCCAATAGTTGGGGAATATTCCTCAATAAGGGTTGTAAATCCGGTCACGAGAATGCCAGAATTGGGTGCGTTTAAGTGTGATCCAAACAGCATCAGAAACCAAATTGCCGCAAGTGTACATAGATTCGGGCGGGAAATGGCCAAGCCTGATGAGGCGGATATGAGAAAATTTGTGAAATTTGCTAAATTCATAATCCACTCTCAGCCAACTTTAACAAACAACGATGTGCATAGCGTTGATGAGTGGCTGAATAATTCTAATTATCCCGGGACACGAAAAGAACAGCTGAGGAGAATGGCTAAGGGCTATCTCTCCCACAACAAACACATTGTCAGCTGCAAAGGCTTCATCAAAGATGAATCTTACCCGAAGCCCAAACATGCAAGGGCCATCAACAGCTATACGGACGAGTCCAAGGCTGTTGTGGGAGCCTTAATGCATGACATTGACAAAATGCTGTTCAAGAATGAGCATTTTGTCAAGGGACGTACCCCAAGTGAAGTTTGCGAGAAGATGGCGGAAATTTTTGAGAGAAGGTCTGTGGCACAGACCGATTTCTCATCGTTTGAAGCCCATCATATCGGTGAACTGGCAGACTTGGGAAGATACTGGATCATGCATATGATCCGGGACCTTGACATTCCCCGTGACTTCAAACGTATGGTCAGCCGCATGATACGAGGCGTTAATGTAACAAAATTCCAGAGTGTGACCGCAGAAATCCCAGAGCGCCTAATGTCAGGTGCGATGTGGACCTCTAGCCAAAACACTATGTTGAATATGTTACTGATGATGTACCTTACGACGGTGATCGACAACGAGGACCTGGGTCCTGAGGAACTAGCAGCGAAATCACTGCTATGTTTTCGGGGATTGGTCGAGGGAGACGACGGACTATGCTGTTGCCGGGACGATGCACCGGCGGCAAGCATGCACATTAAGAAGCTTGGACTTGACCTTAAGATCAAGTTTTATCCGAATTACGGCGAGGCCAGCTTCTGCGGAAATGTCGTCAACATGGGCGGGGCCCAAGTCATCAAAGACCCAATTGACTTCATCCGGAAGATGTATGCGCTACCAAAGGATTATGTCAGCAGGTCTGAAAACAGCAAAAGATCGTTGATGAGGGCCAAAGCGTTGAGCTATCTTTACCAGTTCAACAACTGTCCCGTCATCGGTCCTGCATGCCATCACATATTGCGGAAAACGAAGAGTCTGGACGTGACAAGGGCTACGGCTGATGTAGAAGCCCACCATCGCGAAAAGATCTCTGCGGCAATTGCGCAACGTGTTTGGCTACGAACGCCACAGATCAACCCCGAGGACCGCGATCTCATGGAGCGGGTCTTCAACGTAACAGTATCAGATCAATTACGTATGGAGGCAGCTTTCGAGACGAACAGTGACGAGGTCCTCATAAACCTATCCGAGTATGCAACCAAAACGGACTACGAGCATAATCGTGACTTCCTTTCAGCTGGTGATGTAGGCTATTTCGGGCCATCATCAGACAAACACCCTTATCCACTCGTAGATAG